CCGTACTAGTACCGACTCGTCTGCGTGATATCCAACGCGTGCTGACGCTGGATACAGACGGGCGTAGTTCATGAAGTTGCCGTCTGTGCGCATCAAGCCATCACGTAGCTTATTCGTGAAGTTCTGAAGGTACCGATACTGCTCTAAGATACGCCCTTCAACGGCGGCATAGTCAGCCTCGGTCAATTGGGCCCAGCCTCCGCGGAGCAAGGCCTGTGACCCCAATTGAGTGAGCTTGATCTCCTCTTGCATACCATGCTGCCATTCTGCAAGAGTGATCTTACCATTCCGAAGGTCATCAGACAGGCTAGTCACGACTTTCTGAGAAGCGAGGATTAAGTCATCCACACCCTTTCGGATCGTGTCTCTAGCGACAAACCGTCCGGTAATGGGATCGCGGTACCGCCTGGCACGAGGCGCCCATTCCCAAAACTTGAATGGCATTATCAGCTCGGATCGGGGATCGGACCCGGATCTTCCTCTTCGTCGATGAGCTGAGCATCGAAGGCTGGGCGCATTTGTGGTGCCCGCAGCGAACTGGCGCGCTTGGCGTCAGCTACATCGCTCGGGGTCACTTCAGCCGAGCGGATCATTTCGTCCCCCGACTGAAGCGAACCTAAGCGGAAGGGCATGTCAGTACCTTGGTACGCGCTTCTTCGGGGTCTTCTTGGGCAACGGCTTCTTCGTGCCCATTTTCTTGGCCTTGGGCTTGGCCTTCTTGAATAAAGGCATGTTACGCTCGCGCTCCTGGGAGACTGGTACTAGACGTCGCCGGCGCCGGCAACGGCATCTTCTCCGGCATCTCACGCTGCGGACCCCGGATAGGCTTCTGCGGCTCCGGCTCAGGCTTCTTTGGATCCTTCCCGCCTGATGTTGGGTTCGGGTCGGCGTTTGGATCCACTGTCGGCAGGAAAGCCGGGTCACCGATCAACAGCGTCCTAATACGGTCCTCCGATATCCCGATAAACCTGGCGGCACCATCTACTGGAGCCCCAGGGGCCGTTAGCTTATTGAGTGCGTCACCAACCGCCTCACCCCACTTGGCACGAGACATCGGGTCCATGGCCATGCGCTGCTTCTCGGCTTCGACATCCTCGATACCAACCAGCATCATGGCCGTCTCTTGCGAGATGGTCTTACCAATGCTGGACTCGATCGCAGCACGCTCGGCTGGGAGGAGGGGTCCACCGTCCAACCGGCACGCGCACTGTGCACGAAGGGTCTTGGTGTACTTGCCTGGGGTTCCGGCCAACGCCTCCGCCATCGCGAGGGTTGTGTCGACCAAAAACCGGAAGGCCGCTTCTACCTCACCTTGGGTGAGCTGCAACGTGGCGAGGTATTCAATACGGGCGGTCAACCGTGAAGATCCAGAGGGATTCGAATCCCCAGCCATTACGACGTGGAGCTGACTGACCTCGTCCAAGATCGAACGATAGTGCTTGTCAGAAGCCTTGATAGGCCCGTCTGCCGATATCGGCTCACGCCACTTAACGTCGGCGTGTTTGGCCTTAATACGACCCTCTTCATCTTCGAACGTTGATGACTCGAGAAAGTTGGTCGTTCCCGCACCTACATAGAAAGGCTTCTCGATCCAGCGTCCAGTCTCCTCCCCCTCAACTACTTCCGGCTCACCAGGCAGTTGCGCATCAATCATGATACGCTCCATGAAGCCTGACGTAATGGCCGTCCTGGGGATCATCGTTTCAGCTAAGTTCAGGGCCCGCTGAGACTGCTGGACCTGAACTGTGATCAGCGCTGCGCGGCGCATCTCGAACATTGGGATCCGGCCACCCAAGTCAAGAAACGATTGCATCGTCGCTTCGTCCTTGTCCTCACGGAACACCCGGATCACCGTGTCGCCGTCCTCGTCAACGAAACAGATGGCCACGTGCTCTGTGTCGTCGTCCGGGGTGGTGGAGGGAGTTTCCGAACCAGCGAGTTCGTCACCGGACTCACCAGTTGTATATCGCCACAGGCCCGCATCGAGCTTGGTCATCTGATCTGTGATGACACAAGCGTTGTCCGGCAGTGGGTGCTCTGGAAAGATATACTCCAAAGCCTCCGCGACAGAGCTGGCCTTGATGACAAGATTGCCATCGCCGTCGCGATCTGTTACAAGACCAGGAGGAATCATCAACTGAAGGCCTGCACGCTCGGACAAGAGAAGGGTGCAGACCGCGTCGCGGAGGATCGTGCCCACCTTACGCTTCAAGAGCCAAGGGCGCAAGAGCGCCTCGGCTTCTTTGATCAGCTTCTGGGTCTGCTCTGGCGGCACCCCGTTTTCGTTGACAGTCGGGTCCACTGGGGTGAAGCCCCACTGGATGTTACGGCCCACGACGCCAAGGGCGTGCCGGAGAGTGCACTCGCGAACGACGTTCTTGGATGTGAACAGGTTTGCGATCTCCTGCATCACGTCCTGAAACGCCGTATTGTCCAACTCCGGGTGGGGTCCGATCCAGCCGTCACCGTTCTGCCAGTGATCTCCCTGGAAGAACCGTCGGTTGACCGTGATAGGGTTTACCCCAGACCGGCGCGGCATGAACATCGGAGTTCCGCCTGTTGCAGGAACGATCCCGACATCCTTGCCGTTGTTGGCTACGTCGATGGTCTGGTTCTCGAAGGCCTCGTCAATGGCGTCGTCGGCCTTCTGGTATGTCCATTTCTCGAACGGCGAGGGCGGCCGCTTTACCTTGGGTATGACCTGCGACCCAGTTATCGACCGAACTGCTCGCTTGACCTTTTCCACGACGGAAGTCGCCATGTACCGAACATACACTGACGCCCGTCTGTCTCACAAGGACAGTCTTAGGCTCTAAGCACAACGAGGCTGCGAGTTCTGCTGGCTTTCTTCGCCGCCTTTCTCCGCCGGTTTTCCCGCTCAATTGCCTTCATGACTTTGCGGAGTGCCTGGACCATCGCATCCACATCGTCGTCGTTCGCCCCGAATGGAAACTGGACCATCTGGAGCACGACCTTGGATACCCACGGCGCGATCTTTGGGTGCGGAAACCAGACGTTCCCGCCCTCATATAGTGGCGTAACCGACCACGCCCGCGACACTTTGTCGCCCTCTGGTTCGACAGCCTTGAACCCACCCAGTTCCGACTTGAGCGAGCTAATGACGGCTGGACCGTTTGCCTTATCTTCAACGAGCTTGAGCAGTGCCTTCGGATGTTTGACGCTAAACTTGCGAACCTCAGAGATCGTAGCTGCAAAAGACCACCGATCGGACCGCCGATCAAGGAAGTACGCGTCCGCTCCCTTGCGCGCCCAGGCCTGACCAGAGACGAAGTCACTGATGGACTTGTCCTTAAACGACATATCCCAGGACTGGAACTGCTCATCGAACCTGTCCGGGATGGTTGGGACCATTGTGCCGTCCTTCTCCTTGATCGGATGGTCCTTGGTCGTGTAGTATCGAATCTGATCCGACTGGAACACGAGACCCGAAGCCGGGGTCGGACGCTGTTGTTGCAGACCAGAAAACGATACCTCACCCATGACCTGACGCATACGGGCGTAGGCCTTCTCGTCAAACCGATCGGGGCACAAAGCCTCCCCTTCCTTCCGCCCAAGGGGATCGTCCTCTTCGGCCAGTGCAGGCAGGCGTAGGACCGTCCAGTTCGCAGCGTCATCACTGGCAAGAATCCGCCCCACTAGATCGTCTTCGTGACGCCTAGCCATCGTAATGACGATCGCACCGTCTGGCTCCAAGCGGGTATACATGTCTTCCGTATACCACTCCCAGACCTTGTCCCGGTGGGCCTGAGAATACGCATCCTCACGGTTCTTGACCGGGTCGTCAATCAGTAGGAGCTGACACGGAAGACCGGCAACGCCCACTCCTACACCGGCCGCGCGAACCCCACCACCTTCCACGACCTCCCAGTCAGAAGCAGACGTCCGCCCAGACATGGGAACCCGTTCTCGCACCAGACGTTGGATTTTACGACTGATGCGCATCGCGAACTTCTCGTTGTACCCGCCGACAATGATCGGCGCTTCCTGGTATAGTTCAAGATAACACGACGCGAACCGGACATTGACCTTTTCTGTCTTTCCGATACGCGTAGGCATACAAATAATGACCCGCTTCAGTTCGCCGGAGATGACCTTGTCCAAGATCTCATCCAGCGCCCGGAGATGCTTCCACTCCCAGTTCCATCTAGGAGTGACAATCTCGCAGTAGTTCTTGAGCCCCAGGAAGTTGCCGTCCTCGTCATGCAGTTCTGACGACTTCTTTTGCCGTCGCTTGCGCAGCTCGAGCATCGCCGCCGCACGAACTGACTGCGGGATCTGGGTCATTCGTCTTCCTTCTTACCCGCGGTGAGCTGACCGGGCACCTTACCGGCAGCGATCTGAACCAGCTCTTCATCAGAGAATCGGGACAGATCGCCCAGGCGAATTCTGGACTCGTCCACCTGGCCGAGCTCCTGCTTGCCGAGCCAGATCAACATCGTTGGGTTGCCCTCGAGCGCCACCTGATATTGTTTCTGCCGGAGACGGATGCGGCGACTGGCCTTCGCCTGACGAATCAACTCGCCAAATCGCTTGCCAATAACAGTCTCGGAGCACCCGAAGTGAGCAGCGATCTCCGAAAGCGTGCCACCGACCTTGGCCATCGCGAAGACAATTCTCTCGTCGATATCGAACTTCTTCCGCCCAGGACCAGGAGTCCCGTCGCCCACCTTCGCCCCAGCGGGCCACGCCCGGCGGTCGATGACCTTGTCAAGGAGAGCGCCAGTATCCGGCTCTTCGTCTTTGACCTCGGTGACCTCGTTGTCGTATCCACCCTCGAGCATGGGCCCGTCCGGGATGGGTACTTCCGTCGTCTGCGTCACGTCCTCGATGTCGCCAGGTAGACCCCCCGACGGCAGCAAACGAACGCTCGCCTGTCTAGCGCTGTCGCTCATGAGGGTAAGTTCGTCGGCGAAAACCAACGGCACAAGGGCGAAGCGGGTGGGGTGGCACGTGTCCGACCTGGGTGGTGTAATTACCACCCCCTATAAAGGGTATTGTAGTGGGAAAAATATTTTTTTTCAATTCCACTCACAGGTGTAATAGTTATAATATGAGAGTGGTGAAAACTGTTGTACTATATAAGGTTAGGGTAGTATTAGGTCTTGGTGACCCTCGTAATCGCAACCTAATAGACCTAATCAGTGTGAACCCCCTAGAATGGGGGTTAAGGGGTGAATGGACACGGACGAGGGTCGGAGGTACGGGGTGGATACCTAAAGGCGCACCATCCAGTGATTTTGGATTTGGGAAAGTTTTTGGTCCCGATAGTATATAGTAACCCCGGACCGCCCCAGTTTTGGGCTCCGTACAGACGTGATACAAGTGCTTGCCAAAAATCGGGTCCATATTTTAGAGTGGCCCCCGCCGCCACCCGCAGCCCGGTCAAAATTACCGAGCACCCCCATAGGCCCAGGCAAAACTGACCGTGTCCTGGGGGCGACAGGCATATGTCCTTGATAGGCGACACCGTGTGCCCAGCTGGGGTGCGGAGAATGATGGTCCAGTTCTTGTGGGCAAAGATGGGCGTAAACAGGGTATGCGTGCGGGGTGTGGTCACCACCCCACCCCCGTACACCCCCTAGGATACACTAACCACGATACTTGTATCACCATACCCTAATAAGCATACACTAATAAGCGTTCTTTAACACAACCCCACCCCTACCCCGGCCCCACCCCACCTTTACCCACGTGTCCACAACATGTGACATATCCCCGCAAATGTAAGGGAATTGTAAATACGACATTTCCCACTACAGTTTTCACGTACACCACCCGATATTTAAAACTGTGGGGGACAACAACCCACACCACACCAGCCCCAGGGTACCACCATGACAACCAACACCACCCCCACCCCGGTATCCCAACCCCACCTTACCCCCGCACAGTACCGCATGGTACTCCAGGACCTGGGTACGTGTTGGGAACGTCACCTACTAACCGCACACCAGGGGCTGGTTACCACCCTGGGTACGGGGGTGGCACCCACTGGGGTTCTGGTGTAACACTTCGATCCAACCCCTTGTGTAGTACCCCGTAGTACCCGATACTTAATACCAGACACGTAGTACCCACCGGGGTTAACCACCCCACCACACAAAGGTAAAGAAAATGACCACCGAAACCACCACCCAGGAAACCACCACCCCCACCACCCCAGCCCCCCAGGGGGTACCCACCCCCACCAAAGCTGAACTTCGCGCCCAGGAGCTCCGGGTAAAACGGGAAGCAAAACAGGCGGAAAAGGATGCACGGAAGGCTGTAAACGCGGAAAAGCGCGCCAACGGGGTGATCGGTACCCTACACCAGATGCTTCAGGTTCCCAGTGGTTGTTCCAAACGGGAGGTCCTGGCGGTACTCACCCAGAAGTTTGCAGATCGGGACCCAATCGGAATGGCAACTACGGTAGGCATCCAACTTTCCCGGTTACAGAAAAAGCACGGTAAGATCGTCTCCCGGAAACAGGGTGACCGGGGGCTGGTGTACGGGTACGAAACGACCGTGAAGTTCGCCCAGGAAGGTTCCAACGGGGTGGTGGCACCCACCCCCACCCCGGTGCAGGAACCCACCCCGGACCCGGTGGTGCACGTGGACGCTTTCGCGGACGGTCATCGGGTTACGCACGCCAGTGGTAAGAAAGTGGACCACCCCACCCCGGCCAAGGGTGGTAAGGGTGGTAAGAAGGACAAGGGTGGTAAGAAGTAACCAGCCGGACGGTCCTGGGGGTGGGGTAACCCACCCCCTTACCGTGCCAGGGTGTCGTAGCCAGGGCTGGCTTAGGTAGGTACCCAGGGGGTTACCCTGGGGGTGGTACAGTGGGGTACGGGTGCGCCTGGTGGTACGTAGGGGGTGGCGCCCAGGGTGGTAGGGGTGGGGTGGTGGTACCCCGGTAGGGTGGTTTCCCCGGTAGGTCCCAACGGTAGGTCGACTTTCAACAAAGGTGGTGGGCCGTGGCTGTAACAATCCAGGAGTTCGTGACGGTCGAGGTGGTGGGTCCCAGTAGTGCTCATCAGGCCAACCTCTACGCCCAGTGGGTGAACAAGTGGAAGTGGCAGGACGATCTCGCGTACGTGGATCAGCGTGACCGTTGGACCGCCTGGGTCCACACCCCCAGGTGCGCCGCGTTCGTCCAGGAAGCAGAGGCGCGTGGGTTTACGGTCGGTCCCGATCGGCGCCCATAAAACACCCACCCCGGCGCGCCCCACCCCCGACAGTGGGTAGGGGCGCCCCCAACC